ATGCTACGGGCCTGTCCGTCAGGCAGTCAACGCCTGTTTGGTGCACTCTTGGTGCTTCCTTGTGACACCTCAACGACTTCTAAGCGGCCCACCGAACGACCAGCCTACAGAGGCGCGCATGTGCACGCGATGAAGGCCCCCTTGCGCACCTGCGAGGGCACCCACGGGGGAGCCTGCGCCCGCTCGCGGATTGAGGTGGTCATTCAGATTTTTACGCCATATTCTAAAGGAGCCCAACGGCCAGCTTGCCAGTGCTTCACTACAACCTACTCTCGCTGGCTTTACCCACGGGTACTTATGCGCCCTACCCGACATCTATTCATTGGCTATCACGGAAGGAACTGTATTTTGGAAAGCATCTCAATCAGCGATTGGCTCCTTATTTTGGCAACGTTGCTCAGCCCTTTCATTGCAGTTCAAGCAACTCGACATCTTGACGAGCGCCGAGAGATTCGAGGGCGCAAGTTGAGCATATTCAAAACATTAATGGCAACCCGCTCATATATAATTGCCTGGCAACATGTCGAGGCACTAAATCGAATAGATCTTGAGTTCGTTAAAAGCCACAAGAAGGAAAAAGCTGTTGTTGAAGCATGGAAAGAGTACCACGACCTTTTGAACAATGGCAATTTATCGGCAGAGCAGTGGAACACCAAAAGAATCGACTTATTAGCTGAGCTGCTGCATAAAATGGCCTTGGTGCTTGATTACGACTTTGACAAGACACATATCAAAAACTCTTCGTATGCCCCACGCTACCATTCAGACACTGAAGCCGAACAAGCTGCAATTCGCAAGGGCATAATCGAAGTATTAGCAGGGCGCCAGCCCGTACCAATGGAGGTAACAAATCTATCCAGCCAAAACGTCAATTAATCAGCTATTAGATTACTTATTAGTCTTTGAGATACTTCCGAGAAACCTGCCAACCACATCACCCATCACAGCCACCAAGTAGAAGGCACATGACATCCCCAAAGGCTTCGACCAGTGGACCACCTTGAACAGCTCCAAGAGAGACAACGAGTAGAGCAAGAAATCGGTAGGTGACACGATGGGTCAGCAGGGTCCGAAGGATAGCTATTGCTGTCTTCATACCTAATTGCTCCTGTGCCATGCCCGTATAGGTGGTGATGCTTGCCAGCATAATCACCAACCTCAGAGGGTCTTAAGATGGTCTCAGGGGATATCTATAGGCCCCCTATCCTAATAGTGAGGGGTTTTGTATGCCCCGATCTGTAAGGGCTCCAGAGGTGATCAAAAAGTAGCCAGGCACTGAAATAAAGGGCCCCTTGACGGGGCCCTGTGTGATTACCACTCGATAAAGCTTCCTGCTGCTGTGTCGTCCTCCCAGGACATAACCACCTCCCCCGTCACAGCCAGCCGCATAGCGGACTCGTAGCCGTGTAATGGGCTCTCCATCTGTTCCTCAAGGTAATCCGACAGCATCTCTTGAGCGCCTACCTCAGAGTCACGCTCCATGGCCTCTGTGAAGAACTGCACCCCGATTGCCAAGGCGTCCAAACGGTCATCATGCAACAGCGAGCCGCGCTCCTTGGTAATCCGAGTGAGCTGATAGAAACCACTGTACTTAACGTCTGTGGTCCCATCTGGGTTCAAGGAGGTCTGATAGTCGCTCTCGATAACCGATTCGTGCACACAGAGCTTATGGCTGCCCAAGACCGGTTCGAGGACATCGCAGATACGCAGTTCCTTCTGCCCCTTCGATTTAACCTCAGTGATTGCACAACGGTGCGTTCGGGTCATCACAGGACTGAAGAGCTTCGTATACATACCGTCACCAAAGTTGCCTTCTATGACAACCTCGTTGACCTTGAAGCGCTTCCCGATGTTTGCCAGCGCCTGTAATGTCTTGTCTTCATAGCCGCCACGGAATCCACCCCAGTCCATCAGGTAGATATAACCGTTGAGCATGTACAGAACCGCGTAGCCCGTTTCGTCCTTGCCGCGACCACTGGGGTCAATCGCCAGAATCTTCGCACTGTATTGAGCAGTAGCGCTACCGGCCGACTCGTACCTGTGGAACCGGTCCCCCTTCAGGCCCACGTTGGGGACGCCCTTGGCTTCGTTAGAAGCGTTCGGAAGCCACTGTAGGGTTGTCGGTGCTGTGTCCAACGAGAACAACCCAACGATGAAATCTCGCAGCTTTAGCGGGTACTTCTCGGCGTCACTGAGGTTAGGGTTAAGCATGAACTGAAGAGCGAAGCCGCCCTTGCCATACGACAGCTCTCGTTCCCGCAGGTCCGCGTCATCAAAGCGCACCGGGTCGGTGGGCGCCCAATACAGCGTACCGTCTGCCTCAAGCTCTTGAAGGAGCATTGGAGCCAATCGGCTACCGGAACCATGCGCGTAGCTCTCAAGGTCCTTTCTGTCTCGTGGATACCGAGCGGGCCAGATAGTCGTCACGTAGCCTTTGTCTTCGAGGGCCCGATAAAGGGTCATCTCCGTCTGCGGCGTGCCGAGGTAGATAATCTGAGAGCCTGGAAGGGGCTTCAGGATCGCATCGAATTCTTGAACGAGAGTCGCCAAGGCTTCGCGCGCGGCCTGTGTTGCACTATTGCCGGGAACCTCCACGTCATCCGCAATCAGAATGTCGGCACGGGAGCCTGTAAGCTGACCAGTGATACCGACCGACTTCACGGATGGCGAGTGGTCAGGCTTTGCGGGCCCCACGTCGAAGCTCAGGGAGCTGTCGCGCTGCTTTGCGTTGGGCTTAAGGTGGTGCAGGAACGGCAGTAGATCGATGATCCGCTTAATAAAGATACTGTTCGCGTCTGCCCGCTCCTTCGAGGCGGATACTATGAGGAACTTTAGGTCTGGGTTGTTCCACAGTTTCCAGACCACGAAGGCACATGTGATGAAGCTCTTGCCGATGCCTCGAAATGCCTGAAGGATGAACCGTTTGTTCTTCCCCGAGGAAAGAACCCGAGCCATGTCCAATTGGCATCGTGTCGGCTTTTCGAGATTCAATGCTGCCCATAGGACAAAAAGAAAGGCCACGAATGACCTTTTCATTAACTCAATATCTTTTTCTGACTGATTCAATTTCCCTCCTTGTTATTTATCCCCTTGCAATCTCCTTACAACCTGTTGAAGTGCTTTCACTTGCTCATCTGCCCTGTTTGCTTGCTCGATAAGAAATCGAGAAGTGTCTTGGTGTAGTTCGGCTCGGCCATTAGGGACTGATCGACAATAACCTGTGACATTGCAGACTGTTGCGTCCGCAAGCTGGACTGACAACCCGATACCATCACTGCGCAGCCGATCAATAGTCCTATCAGCCACACTCTTACTTTCCTGGCTGTACCTCTGCCAATTGTTCGAAATTTCGTTGAGAGCCTTTTGAGTCTCTTCACGCTGCACCTCTCTTTCATTGTTGGTCCTGATAAGTTCCTCTGCCCTCTCCTGGGATGCCTTTAGGGTTGCGTCATAGTGGCCCTTGGAATAGATACCAAAAGCCACCAGACAGGCACAGACAAACCCCAAGAGTATCTTGGTAGTTTTTTGCATAGGTCTCCTTAGTGCGTAGTGCCGTACAGTTCTTCGTCAGACAGTGCCCGAACATCATCCAGGGAGGACGCCAAGTCGCCCAGCAAGGACGCATCGGGTTTCAGTTTCTGAATGGTAAACTTGTGGCGCTCCAAGAGTTTCTCAATTGCGTTGTACAACTGAGGCGTGCGCCGTTCGGGGTCTCGAAGGTCCCGGAGCATAAAATGAGCCTTTTCTGTATCGAGAGCCTCAAGTAGTCTTTCAAGTGTGTCGTCTGCCATTACTTTTCCTCCTTTGCGTTGACCTCCTTCACGGCCTTGTAGATTGCAAGACCGGTCATTACGAGCGAATAGAGGATGGCCGATGCGTAGAACCATTCGTTCATTGTCATCCCCCAGATAAGGCGACTCGCAACATCGGCGGCAGCCGCCCCAGCAACGGGCGTGGCTTGCACCACCCCATTGTTGAAATCGATTTGGATCATTCCTTGTTCTCCTATGTGAATGCGTACATGACGATTATGTAGTCCCCATGTGTGGCATTTAGTCCAAGCGCTTGGTCACTTGATGGGCTCAATACAAGAGCCCCGGCGTTGGCTGTTTGCATGGCGAACGTGGTTCCCGTCAGGCTCCAAATTTGGACACCATAGGAACTTGCTGACCCGTTGTAGTCCACTTGATCGACGCACGGCACTACGTCGCCAACGGAGTACCCAGAGTAAGCCACTTTAAACTTGAAATACAGCCGCCAGTTATCTGGTGTTACTCCAAGTCCATGCGAGATTGTTTGTTTAGCTGTTGACAGTGGTAACAGGCCGGAAGTCCATTTTCTGACAGTCAGCCTACCCTCAAGGGTGGATACTCGCTTATTCGTATCCGCGATCATGTTTACCATTTCCTGGACCTTGATGGTGCCGTCATCAAGGGCAGCTCCAAATAGTTTTATGATCCAGCAGCCGACAGCGGCGATAGGCCGAGTCTCGGAGCCCACCCGGCCGTTAGTCGATAGAGCGAGTCCTTCAGTTGCCCGATTGTGGATGCCTGATGTCAGGGGGTTTCTCGTGGACGCCGCGTTGGAGTAGTAGGTCCACGAGGTCTGTCCTGTGAGGTCGGCAATGGTTGTCCCATAACGCGCGGAAGTATCTCCGCTACCGCCGGTTACTGACGGCATCGCGTGTTGGTGGTCCTGTAACTGGTCGCGTTGGATGGTTCCGTGTGTCCCGTTTGTCCCCGCGCCGTCACCGCGAAGGAATGCAGAGCCATAGGAACCTGACTGGATACCGTTGAGGTCTGGCAGTCTCATCGTTGTTGTGCCGTCACCATTAGACCAGTTGCCGCGAAGATCAGGATTTGCCAGCCACGTGTCATCCGTGACCACGGGTAGCGCGCTACCAAGCTTTGCTGCGGCTTGGGGGAACGAACTCCGGTAAACGAAAATCCCATCAAGCGGCATAAACCCAGCAGGAATCGCAGAGCGCGCGCCGTGCCACCACATGACCCCGAACAGGGGAAATTGGGCTGTAGCAACGTTGTACTCGGAGGTCTTCGCGTTGTACTCGGAGGTCTTCGCAGCGCTGGCGCTCGACTGGGCCTGGCCACTGTAAGTACGTGCGGCAATCCCGTACTCAACGGCTGTGTCCTTGTAGGACTGAGCTGTGCTTACCGAATCCCCGATGGTGTCGGTTGCGGCCTTGGCCTTAACGGCATCCTGGCGGGACTGTTCGGCACTTTCAGCCGCTGCCGCTGCCTTGTTGCTGGCAGTGTTCATAGCGCCCGTTGCGGTTGTCTCAGAGGCCTTAGCGTTAGTCTCCGATACTTTCGCTCTGGCTGCCGAGGCAATTGCAGTGTCCGCGTTATCAAGCTGCTGACGCAGCGTTACCGCATCTCCTGGATTCTTGCCGTCTGCCAGATTGACCAGAGCCTTGCCACGGGCGTCCAAGTCACCATCGTTGTTCACTGCGATAGTGTCGGCAGTCAGGTCCCGTGCTTCTTCTGCAATATGAAGCGACTGTACCTGGGCGGTGTTTAAGTCGTAAGCCCGAAGGATAGAGCCGTCCGAGAAGTCCACGAGACGTTCAGTAGCCGAAGTGAGGCGACGGAGTTCAATGCTCTCGAAGTCATCACCTGGGCCCCATGCCTTAGTTGTTGTAATGGTCTTCTTTGTTGAAAAGCGATACTCAGAGTTTAGCACAAGTACCCGTCGAGTTTTGCCAATGAGAGTCACTACGACAAACTTGCGCGCGAGATACTCAAAGGGAATTGTAAATTCCCTGCTGGACCCATTTAGCGGATACGTCAGGACTGTTTTCGGAGCTGCCATTAGTTGCCCTCCCTATTAAATTTAAGACAAGCGAAAGGGCCCGCTATGTAAGCCGGGTCCTAATAGTGAGTGTTTTTGCTGTTAGCGAATCTCGACGCCCTGAGACTCCATCATCATCAACAGAAGTTTCTGTGTGATTGGATCATTGGGAACAAGCCCGCGAAGGCCGTTGAAGACACCCGTCATGTATTCCTGATCGGCTCTACGAGAATCCGAACCGAGAGCCCCGAAGGCGTTGTAGCCAGTCTGATAAGCATTTGCCAGGACACCTACAGCTGGGACCTGCTCCGTCACTCGACCGAGGAACCCGGTAAACCTCTGGTCTTGGGTAGCGCTGTATTTCATTGCACCAAGTTCAGGTTTCTCCTTCGGTCCCCGAGGAAGGATCGACGAACGTACAGCGGCGCCCTGATCGAACCCGAACGGTGCCGACACGATGTTCAGCAGGCCGAGAGGCGCCCCGATGTGGGAGCTACGGGACAGGCCCGCATAGGCGAGCATCTTGGGGTCAAGCGAGTTCTTCAGGAACCCTTCGCGCTGGTCCTTCGGCATCCCCGATGCCTGGCTGTACTTCATAGCCACGTAGGTAGAGACCGCAAGACCCGTCGAGAGAACCGCTTGCATCGTCTGGTCAATCGCTCGACCGTTCTTCGTCGCGTCATGGAATCCACGCACCAACCGAGCATTGACCGAGCGAAGCGTAAAGTTCTTGAACTGCATCGCCATCTTAACCCCTGCCCCATATGCCACGGTGTCAGCCGAAGAGAGCGCGTGCGGACGTAGGATGGTTTCATGGGCGATCTTGTCGCCAAGGCGCCACATATCCATCGTCCGAGGGTCACGCTGAAGCGCTGCCCAATCCTTGATGCTGTACTTACCGCCCTTGCTGACAACCATGTGTTCGCGGATAGCATCCTTAATACCCTCGAATTGCTCGGGACTGATCGACATCGAGTGGAGTCTTTGCGGTTCGAACAGCTTCGACTGGCGACCTGCAAGTACATGGTCCACGAGGTCCGAGAGGACACCCGAACGACCTGCGTCCGCAATGTAGTTTGAAGACTCCATGAGGAACTTCGTAAACGGGGACCGAGCCGATATCTCCTGGGTGGCGTATTTCAGAGAACCAAGCACATTCGCTGTCAGGGGGCTTACGTCCGCTTGGTCCCTCAGGCGCGCAATGATGTCCATACGGGTTGGCCGAATGTGGTTGTCCAGCTCCCTACCGAAAACCATCGAATGCATGTCTTTCAGATCCTTTCGGCTAATCTTCGAACCCCACTGGGTCATCTCCCGGAGCAAGGGAACGCCCTTCAGCAGCATGTGTGTATGCCCCTTCGTGATCATCCCGGCGACCTCTGAAAGCGACTGGACACCCATGTAGGCATTCTTAGCGACAAAGCCCAGGTCCGAGAGAATCCGTGCAGTGGTCGCTAAGGTCCCCTCAGGGTCTCGACGAGCTTGGCCGGTAAGGATCTTAATGGCCTCTGCAAGCGCTGCCTTTTCGGCCTTGGTGGTCACCTTGACCTGACCGATATCATGGAGCAATTCACCTGTGCTCCTCCCTGTTGCCCCCATGATTCCGATGTCGCCATTTACACGGCGGTCATAGCTCGGAGTGATGCGGGACAGGTCAAACTCCCGAAGGTCATTGACGGCGAACTGTGAGCCATCGGAGAGAGGTACAACCATGTCGGAATCGAAGAGGTGTCGACCCTCAAGGAAGTTATTCGAGGCAAGCCCCATGTTTCCGGGAATGCTCCCCTGTTCCCCAAGGGAAAGCAGAGTTGAACCGTCGAAGTCCTCAGACTTAGCGATACCGTAAGCCTTACGTCTGGCGTAGTCCTCTACGGCATCTTGCAGGCCCTGAGCGTCAATAGTCCGGCCTTCACGAAGAGCCGTATCCGTCATCAGCTTATCGACCCTGGCTTTGACATGAGGCCGTGCCGCATAGCTCGCTAACCACGACTCCATGATTGCATGTTGAAGCCCCTCAGAGTTGCCGAAGCGACGCAAGTGCAGAGCCTTGGCTGCGGACGAATAGACGTTCGGAATGTACGAGCCTGCGTGACGCGTCTCCGGGAGAATCGCTCGGGCGTTCCTGTTACCAAACTGGGCCGGTGCTGCGAGGTAGTCCGCCTTTCGGGCGTAGTGGTCTCGGACCGTCTCCATCAACTTGCGCTCGCCGGGAGTCAACTGAGTCAGCTTGTTCCCGGTAGCGTCTTCGATGGCTTCAGCTACCCGACGATTCACCATGTCCATATGAGCCTGTCGGCCTCCCGGTTGAGTGGCAAACATTGGGTCCTTGATGGCGTCTACGAGTTGCTCGGCCATCTTGTTGTACGAGACGTGATCCTGTGCCGCTGTTCGCTCGATGATGTCCGAAGCGGTTGCCCCGAACTTCCCGTTGGAGCCGCTGACAGTTCCCGTTGGGGAACGGAAGAGCTGACCCCCGATATCCCGAACTCCTGGGTTCTCGGAGCGCAACAGGGTGTAGCCAATCTCCGTAAAGCCGCCCATAGATGCCCCCTTGGCCGCTCGTTCTGCTGACATGAACTGCGCAGCATCGCGAATGGTCTTCGGGTTCAGTGGGTTGTTTGCCGAGAGGATTGAACCGTCTTGCAGGCGTACAGCACCGGGCTCGCTTGGATGGTCCACAACATCAATCCCGCCGATGTTCTCTGGATGCTCTCCAGCAAGCCAAGGCATCCGGGAAGGGTCATCGGCCCCGACCTGCCGAGCCGTCTCACGGGCCTCCAGGCGAATCGCAGGGCCTGCAAAGGAGTTGGACTCGAAGGACTCGCCGTGACGCTCGAAGATGCTCGAATAATCGTCCTCAGAGAGTGACCGACCGTTGTCCTGTGGGCCACGCTCGCCATGTCTGGCAAGGATGGCTTCCAGCTCCGAATCGTCCATCTCGGGGGCTGCCTTGGGCTTCCGTGAAGAAGGCAGCATGTCCAAGTCGGAATCGATGTTCTGATTAGGCAACGCTGACTCCCCATGCATCGCCAGGACCTTCTGTAGCTGCTCGTCGCTCATGTCCTCACGCGGAACCCGAACAGCTCTCTGTGCAGCTCGATCAAACAGAGCTGTGGCGCCTGCGCCGAACAGAGCACCACCAACCAAGGCGCTGCCATAATGACCTTCGATACCTGTTGCAGACTCCCGGAGCCCTTCAGAGGCCACCGCTGCCGCGCTTCCGTATGCGGCTCCTTGAGCAACCCTGGAAACCAGACGGGTCCCTGTAGCGCCTGGGATCGGCGCGTAGGTCAGAGGGTCGACGCCTGCAGAGATGAAGCCACCGACAAGCTGTGCGCCCGTCCCTGCCCCACCTATGCGAGCGTCATATGCAGCGTTCTCCTTTGCCATGGCGATTGCCTGAGGGAGATTCGCGCGCTTGCCTTTCGAGTAGTCCATGATGAATCCGAAGTACTGAGGGTCTACGCCCTCCTTACGGATCATCTCGAAGTCGTCGCGGGTCCATTCGGAAGTATCTGAAGGGTTGGCCCATTCCAAGGGGTCTACGGTGTCCTGAGTGGCGTACCGGAAGATCGACGGGATTGGAGAGGTCATAACGGATGCTTTCGTGGCCTCCCCTGTGCCCTCGAAGAACGTCTTGTCCTTCGGCAGGAACGCATCCTGAGTCACAGGAGTTTCACCGCCCTTTAGGCCCATAGCTCCGAGCCCTGGCAGACCATCTCCTATACGTACGGGGTTGTTGGCCGTAAGTCCTTGAGTAGCATCCTCGAAACTTACGGCCTTAGCCTTTGGGTGAATACCCGGATCAGTCACCCCCATAGAGTCGAAGTACTTCCGTGAAGGACTGTCACCGGCAACGTCCAGCAGGTTACGCATGTACTGCTGACCCTCGTGACTGATCTTGGAGAAGTCCCCTTGGTCCAGGGCATCTAACTGAGGGGCACCGAGCCGGCCTTGCCCTTGGTTGTACGCAAGTGCCGTCTTCAGCAGGTCGCCGCCATAGGCCCCCTTTAGGTCCTTGAGGTGGCGCATGAGAGCTGGGATTGCCTTGGAGGCGTCCATCCGGTCCTCTGGGGTCGTCAGGCCATAAGCCCTACCAGTGGCTGCTGTCATCTGCCCCAGGCCAAGTGGACCTGTCGGACTCTTAGCGCTTGGATCAAAACGCGATTCGTTGAAGATCAGCTTATGGGCAAAGTCGTAAGGAACACCCTCACGATCTGCCTCTTGACGAATCAAAGAATCATATGGTGTCCCGTGGGCCAGGACCTGCGAGTATTCGTCGTTGCTATTCAATATGTCCTCCTATGGTTTCATTGTTTGCGGCCACCTCCCAGAATCCAACGCTCGTGCAGCTCGTTGATTCGCTCTGCGCTCTTCACGCCTTCGTCGAAGTGTTTCTGCTTGGCTGCTGCTGCTTTGTCCTGTGCGGCTCGTTGCATGGCTTCACGGCTAATGCGCATGCGCTTACCGACCATGTTCGATATGTAGATGGCCCCGGCCTTGCTCTCGATGGTCATACCACCTGCTCCCCACTCGGGGTCTTTGCGTAGGGTCTGCATGGCCTCGTCGAGTTGTGCTTTACCTGCCTCCCAGGAAGAAACGTCGTTCGGGTCAACCATGAGGTCCCGTTTACTAATCATTCCGTGGAAGCTGTCCGCACTGCTCCACCCGTTGTCCTCTACAAAGGAAACGGTGGTTTTCTTGAGGTAGTCAGAGACCGCCCGTGATGCCTCGTTGGAGTCACCGCTACGAAGGGTCACAGCATCGAAAACGGCTCGGGCTTGGTTCTCGAATTGACCCGGCAAGAACTTCAGTTCCTTCGCGTTGCTGTCATTCTTGATCGCTGCCCACTGCTCATTCCGGTACTTCTGTTCATCCTGGGAAAGTCCCTTTTTGGACTTCTCGGCGTCGATAAGAACCTGAGGGTCAATCCCTGATTCCGCCGAATACCGGAGTTTCTCCAAGAGTCCGGCTTGATCCGGGAACAGTTGAGAAATGGTCGCCGGGTCGGCCTGATAGGCACGCTGTAATTCCTTGAGTCGTGGCATGTCACCTGCTGGCTCTGGGTTGATCAGTGCCCCCTGCCACTCCCGGGAGGCGTCCGTAATGAGCGTCCCGAAGGCGGCTTGAAAAGGGCCCTTGTCGTAGTCGGCGCGCAGTAGCGATGCCTTCATGGCGTCTTTCTGCTCGTCAGGAATTTGCAAGGAATCAATCTGTCCCAGCTTCTTGGAAGCGTAGGTAGCCATATCGCTGGACTTGAATTTGTCACCAGTGTTCGCGTTGACCGGAAGGAAGTTCGGGTCTACCGAGACGTTCTCTCCGTTCATCCGGCGTGTGTACGCGTCATCAATCACAAGCTGTCGGTTGTCCGCCTGTGCTGCCTGCTGGAGCTTCACGAGCCCCTGTTGCGATGCCTGAGCGACCTTGTGGGCAAGCTGCGACTTTGCGTCGATCAGCATTTGCCGTTGAGGTGTCATTTCGGGCCCTGCCTGCACCCAATCGTTGCTTTGCTCAAGCTTGTTGAGAAGCTGCCAGCCCGCTGCCGGGTCGACCTGATTGATAGCGTTGGTGATACCGAGCTGGAAAGTCTCGTTGCGCTTGGAGTCCCGCGTGTAGGCAGCCCCCATGGCCTTGACCCTCAGGTTCTCGTAGACCTCGGGGCCTAATAGGTCCTTGACCTTGTGCTGACCGCCATAGACGTTGAGTGTCTGGTCCCCCAAGTTGTCCAGAAGGGTCGTACCGCCCTCCTTGTTGACAGCCTCTGAGGCCACCTGCTGAACCGCCTGGATTGCATGACGATCACTGGGAAAGAGCCCAGACTGAAGGCCCGTATTAAAGTAGTTCGAAAACCACTGGGCACTCTGCGGGTTCTTCATGACCTTAGGATCATCGAGCATCGGTTGCGTATCTGCCCGAGTTTCTACTACCGACTGAGCCTCAAAGTTCTTTGAGAGCCATTGCCCGTGCAGGTCGTAAACCGCTGCGTTCCGCTGGGTAATATCCGCGTTGAAACCCTTCTGATACAGGGTGTCATTTGGGTCAATGCCCGCGTCTTCCGCGTAGCTCTTGCTGACCATATCCATGCGGGTCTGTCGGTATTCGTCGAGCTGCTGCCGGGTGCGGAATGTGCCCTTTTGAATCTCCTGCTGAATCTCCGAATCTACCTGATAGGCAGCGTTTCGGCCTGACTTCAGTCGGAGTTGATCCATTGCGTCCGGGTCGTCCTTGTACAGAAGCGTACCGTCTGCGATGGCTGCCCGGCGTTGCTCTGGGGACAGCTTGCGGATAATCTCGTTTGAGCGTTCATCGGCGGTCTTCTGGCGCTCGTCCTGAAAGGCCCCATAGGCTGCCCCGGCGTTCTTCACGAAACTTGCCATGCCCTGGGCAAAGCCGTTGCTCTCGTAGGTGTTCATCTGGCGTTGAGCCTGGAAGTTTCCCCCGCCCTGCGCCGTAAACCCCTTGCGTTTCGCTGTGGTTTGTTGGGCCTGAGTAAGCGCCTGTTCAATTGAGTTCTGAGGCATTTAGCTTGGTCCTCCCTGTGGTGTGCCTTTCCCTTTCGGATCGCCTTTCGACATCCCGCCGCCTGCTGCATAGCCACTCAGGCCAGCGCCGACGATGTTCAGCGCGTTTGCGATGTTGTTCACTTTCATTCCCTGACCGCCGCCGCCTCGAACAGCCGAACGAGCGTTCTCAACAGCTCCGACGCGGTTCTGAAAGATCGCCGCATAGTCCCTGTCAAAGTTGTCAGTGATGTTCATCTTCTCGGCGGATGCTTCGTTGTCCGCTAAGCGCTTGATGCGATCAATGGAATTTCCGGACATACCGGATTCGCCCACCGCCGCGTTAATGGTCCCTTGATTCCGAAGGGCCTGTAGGTTCACCTCTGTGAGCTGCCTCCGAGCTTCGTCCTGCTTGTCGACCATGGACAACCGTGCGTCTGCATCCTGCATGTTTGCCTGTTTTATTATTTCTTGTTGGTTCTTCCGTTGGGCATCTGTGGCAGCCCCTTTGGCCTTCGCCTGTTCGGATGCCCCCATTGCCGCACCAGCTACGGCTACAACCGCCATGCCGATAGATACGGGCTCACACATTGCTGCCTCCTATAGCCAGAATTGACGGAATCGGAACCCTGCCGGACTCATGGTGTGCCCTTCTGCGAACTTCGCGCGAAGAGATTCCAAAAGACGGATATGGGCGTAGTTTTCGACAGAGACCCAATTGGTCAGGGCTGCCCCAGCAGGTAGGCCCCGCCGAATTGATCGAAGGTGGTCTTTCAGGATTTTGTAGAAACGGAACCGATCGGCCTGGGTCAGTCGGGTAACAAGGTTGGTCGTTACAAACCAGATACCCCCATTCCCATGACCGCCGACAGCAAGCACAAGGGCCCCGCACTTGATTGCGTGGGTCGTTTCGTCGTGTGCACCTGTGAGGACCTCTACGACATCTCGGCCCGCCTGCATGCAATGGAACTCGGCAAGGTCTCCAGGCGATAGGTCCCCAGCGGCAGCACGAAGATCAGCCACCGTTGCCTTAACTTTGTACATGTTGTTTGGCCTCCCTATGGTTAGTAATAGTGAGGGCTTTTAAGGGTCACACGCCGGTCGAACGCCGCATGTAGTTGCCTTCCCATCCTGCACCGATGATGTTCACTGGCACCGGGGAATCGCTGTAGAGAGTCACTCGCTGCACCCGCGCGTTGCCCGTTACCGGGAACTTAAATTGCCCTGTTCCCAGGACCAACGAGCCAAGGGCCGTTTCCGTCCCCAAGCGTCCACCGGCCATCTGGTAGACATACTCAGAGCTACCGTTGTTGACGTTGATCTGAAAGAACCCCGAGGTCTCATAGTTAACCCAGGCGCGACGTAGCTGAAGCCTCCCAATGTCCTCCGTAGCGCTTGACCCGTCATCGGCGGTTTGCTTGATTAGGAACTTACTGAACTCGTATTGGAAGGCATACGCCTGACCCACGATGAACGTCTGGCCGCGCCGGTCTCCAACAAGGACCAGCCGGGGGTCGTGTTCCCAAGTCGGCGAGGCTTCGTGCCTCTCCAGTACGCCACGCTGATCCACTGTGTAGAACGCGGTGGTCCTTAGGGGGAATCCGCCGTAGAGGTCCTGTAGGTTCAAGTAGGACTCGTTCAGGTCCTCGTCGTAATCGACTACACGGGCGACCTTCTTCATATCCATATACGCCCTGTATGGCTCTTGCACGAAGTCCACTGTGTTATTGGTGAACTCGATTCGCTCCAGAGTGACACCCAAGGCCCTCTCAAGGATCAGATGCATGTAGGAGCCAATTGAGGCTGCCGCCAGGATTCGTACCTCATCACCAAAGGTCCAGTGCGACCAAGACTGTTGCACCAGCTCTTCGCGAAGGTAGAGGAACTTGTAGAGGTACAACCGGCTTTCGTAGGAGTCTGAGAGAACCGACACGAAGTTTTCCGTCCCCGAGCCATGGATGTTGTAGACCGTGTTCGGGACGTAGCTTGGAATATGCGCCGATACATCCTCTGCGGACTTCACCGAGGAAACATCCTGTACCGCGTAATAGCGTTTCACGGACGTGAAGGAGGCGCGGGGGGAAGCGAAGTAGACGCCCCTGCCGATGCCCCATGGGCGGGCCCCGTCGCTAACATCAAACTCCGTTGTGAGGTCCAACTGAATTGTCTTGCTCGACATGATGCCCTGGGAGGTCAGCACAAATTGAGCCTGGTCTGACCACAGCAAGAGCTGCTCGGAGAACGGGACCGCGTACTTCAGGATCGAAATGCGGTTGTGTGAGACAGCCACGTCGATAGGGTCATCATCGCTTAGGACGCTCACGGACGCCGGGAAGAAATGGAAGTACTTCGAGGTCCTCGACATGATTACGTTTTCCCCAGAGAGGAAGCCAAGCCGGTTACGGAAAAAGAACACATCGTTGATTGTCGCGTCCACGAAGGAACTCATGGGGTTTGTGGTGTCATCACCCGAGGTCCGGCCCACCCACGGCAGGACTTTCCAATCGAACTGCCCATCTGCTGCGCGTACGAGACCATGCGGCATCGTGTCTGCGTTGAATCCTTCGATGATCCCCGGCTTAACGGTCTCCTTCCAGACTTGCCCCTTCGCGTCGTAGCGCACCCAGTAGTTGTCGCCTGACCTCGTAGCCTCACCTGTAATTTCCACCAAATACCCATCCTTGCACTGCAAAGGCAGTTTCGAGAACGTTTGAACCTGATATATGAACGCCGATAGCAACTGGTTGGCGTAGCCGTCCGCTGTAGTGATCTTGTCTATAACAACGCCGGCGACCTTGGGTTCAATAAGTACCCACCCTGGACCTGCTTCGGCCTTCCAGTTCGCCTTAGCGTTAACTTGGGTAGCGATGTTGTTAGCGATTACCTGAGCGTCCGTCTGGGTGACATCAGCCGCCTGCGAACCTGTCGGCATCTGAATAGAGGCCACAAGCTCCGTATTGACTGTAACTGTAAGGGTCCGTCCGTATTGACCGCCACGTACGTTCACAATAGCCCGAGACTCAAGCTTTGGATAATTCGCTTGTGTAAGCGTAGAGTTGAGCTGAACGACTTTTTTTCGGTTAACTACAAATGTGTAGTCGGCCACAGTGATTAGCCGCAAGTCGTCGCGTGGTTTATTGCAGTTGGCATAACCGTCGTAACCTCGGACTGTATACGAAGTACCTGATAGGTCTACAATCCGAACATCCGTGCCGGTGAAGATCATGTAGTACTGTTCGGCGTCATCCCGGTTAACGAGATGGATAAGCGGTTTGTCACCGTAAATTCCGATGTCACCTAAACGCTTGGTGAAGACTGTTGGCGGTCTCTTTTGGAGGCCTTCAGTTTCGGAGGACCAACCGTTTTCCTGGAATTCCCCCTGATTACTAAACCGCAAGATATCCGGCTGTTGCGAGATACCCCCTTTAAGATTCTTAATGCTCTGCGAAACAAGCCCCATATAACCCTCCCTGTTACCCTCGACTAATCTGGCCCCCTACGAATGCGTCACCGTCGAGCATGTTGAAATTCCCGTAATCGAGTTCGTATTCTTGGACGCTGGCCCAATGTTCGCTTTCTTCCTCTGCAAGCTTTCCCTCAATTTCCCCAGCCCCAAAGTAGGACATATTGAACTTACGAGCCGCCTTGACAACGATGTATGACCGGAAACATTCAGGCATCTCGCCGTATTCTCGAAGGCGAATAAGATCAACAGTAACCGCATTGGCAAACACGTCCGTCTTTGCTTGGCGGTCATACAGAAAGCCACCCCGATTCACATATAGCGAGCCACCGGAAGTGATGATTTTTAGATAGTCCGGTAGATAAGCAATCAACCCCGAAAACTGGTCAGGGGTTAACGTTGCGCTCTCTTCAATATTGAAAGTCCAGCCCTTCGCCTGAACCTCTCGGTTTATCTTTGCGAGTATTCGACGGCAGTTGGCTACGTCTGCGTTAGGGTCCCCCTCCAGGGCACTTACTGGACTCTCGCCGATAGCCGACAGCATGTCGTTCACCGCGTCTAACTCTTCGTCGGACCCAAGTGTTGTTTCGTAAGATAAAGCCATCACACCTCCTTTAATTGATCAAACAAAAACCCCCAGAGCCCCTAAGGACCCTGAGGGTTATTTATTGCGTTGGTTTACTTCTTGGCTGCGACTGCCGAGAACACGACAGCACCGGCAGCTTCAGGACGAAGACCACCGTGGCCCATAGCCAACTTGCCGATAATCTGGTCGGCTTGGTACTCAGCACGACGAGCGCGCTCCAGTGCCATATCCTTCAGTTTCACGGTACCGACTGCCGAGCGGTGATTAAACAGACCAACAACGTTATCCAGAGCCACACGGACATCGCCGCCCGATGTTGCCGGGAAAGCGTGTTTGCGGTTGGTGCCGTCCCGGTCATCGCCTGCGCCGCCTGCGGTCAGGTGTGGAACCTCGATAACCTCGAAACCCATAACGTTCTTGATGTTGCCGGTTTCTGGGTCAGTCAGGACTGCGAAGTTCGCCGAGTTAGGCAGAAGTGCGGCCAGGATCGCCGAGTAGTATTCCGGCTTAGTGTAGAACTTGCGGTCAGCGGCTGGAACGTATTGCTTGGTCAGCGCCCCACGGGCAACTGTCAGTTGCGAGATGATCGCCAAGCCCAGCTTCTGCGGGTCAGTCAGGTCAGCGGCCTTACCCACTTCCAGGACCTGTGCGGCGCCCAGGCCTTCAATGTTCTCGTCGTTGGCTGCCGGCAGGTTGCACAGGTTAGCCATTTCGGCCATTACCGCGCCGTCGCATGCGATAGCCAGAGCTTCGCCGAGCTGCGCCGAATATTCCGCACGAACATCGTAATGGTTCATTGCGTCTTCAATGTCGTAGATCAGAACGTCAGAAGTCAGCAGGCCATCGATAGTAATTACCTTTTCGGAATGCTTGATATCGCCACGCTTGTCGTCCAGGCTCTCGCCCGGTGCCAAGTAGTAACCGGCAGTTCGGCCCATTACCGGAAAAGATGCAGACTTACCATTCTGAATAGTTCGGACCATATGCTTATCCATGGTCACTGCACGGCGGGAAAATGCGGTTAGCACTTCACCACCGAACACCTTCAGAAACAGCGCAAGCTTATCGGCTGGGCTTTGGCCCTTGCCTTGGTTAGCGCCTTGTTGTTGACCACCTTTTGCATTTGCCATAAATGAGCCTCCTTGTATTTAGTCTTTATTTCCTCTTTGGAAAGTTAGGAATGAGCAACAGCACCACGCAGATAACTAAATGGTGTCTGCTGCTAATAGTGAGGGGTTTTAAATCACCAACTTGAAGCCATCACACGAGCTTCAACTTGGGCGCGAAACACTGCGTCATCGCGATATTTTGTCGAACTCATGTCCTTGACCATTTCAGCCTGAGACGAATAGCCTTCAGGGCCATTAGTGGTCCGTGCAGGTGCTTCCGCGCGCTTGGTCACAGTGCGCTCTGGACTCTTGCCGAACTTTTTAGCGCGGCTCGACATACCCAGATTAATAGTGGTCTTGATTGCCACGAGGTCCTGCCGTTCGATAGCTGCATAGAGCATATCGGCTGCATCCGGGCTGTTGGCCTTCATGTGCTCAAGGACTTGATTAAACTTATCTCGACCTCCTGCAAAGTCCATAACTTTGGTCACAAAGGACTCTGCAAGAGCCTCCTGACCCTGCATGAAGCTGTTTACGAAGCCACGGGAATAACCTGCCTTTTCGAGTTGCATGTAAGAGTCATCGGACAGCTTGCCGTCCTCTTCATACTCGGCCTCGATACGGCCCGCCACTTCCTCAGGAAGACCCGCTTTAATTGCCTGTGCGCGCATTTCCTGAAAGCCTGTTGCGTACTCATTCAGTGACTCGGACGCTTGCTTCAGTTCTTCGGAGGGATCGCCCAGAGGCACGAAGTCATCGCCGGTATCAGGCAGTTCCTCAGTTTCCCCATGTTCTTCTTCCTGCTCGTCGGGTTCTTCAAGCTCTTCTCCGGGCTCCTCCGCCTCTTCGGTATTGTTCAGGTCAATACTGTCGTCACCATCACGGGCGCTAACATCGAGAGCGAGCATTTCTTGCTCGTGCTGGCTCAGGTCGCTTGAACTGATTACAGCGTTATGAACACCGAAACTTGCATAGACATCTTCGGATTGCAGAACGTGGCCCATTGCAGCAGCCAGCATGTTAAAGCGCATAAAGACTCCTTATTCAATAAATGGAATGCGAACAGAGGCCCAGATAGTTATCTGTTCGCAATAGTGAGGGTTTTTATTTATTAACCACCGATGGGAGACATTTGGACGCCCGTTGCATCCATGGCGCCCTGAAGGTTCTCAGGGGAAGCGGTTGCTTGTGCGCCGAGACCAGCACCAAGACTTGCGGCAGCCTGTTGCCCACCTTGAGCGACCATCTGTTCAGCCTGCCGTTTCGCCTTGTCAGCGTCAGTCAGCAGCAATCCAGAGGTGTCGATGCCAATGGCGTTCGCCAATCGAATCTTTAGGTTGCTCATATTGAGGTCAGGGTCCTGCATCAGAGGCGCTATTGCTTGCAGCCCATTGAAGAACTGAGTCAGCTTGTCGAGGTCCTGACCACGGCCCAGCGCCTCAAGGCCCGTGCTTACGGTGGGCTCTACGGCCTCCTTAGGCATGTCTGGAATCTGCGAGGTCGCCTGTAACTGGTTCAACAGGATTCGAACGATCGGCAGTTGCAGTTCCTGGGAGAGAATCGAATAGACCCCGCCAAGGGTGTCTTCCAGCTCGCTGGCGACGTAGCGAATCTCTTCTGCGGTCACTCGCTCACCCTGGCGCTGAACCGCGCTGTTGAGCATGAAGACGTACGCAAGGCGCGCCTCGATGGCATCAGCCACAGACTTAGCCACGGTGAAATCGGCTGTCTTTTCGAGCTGTAGAAACTCAATGTCCGCTTTACGGCCCGCCACGAAGTCGCCCGTCTGGGCCTTGGTCAACCGGCGAACCTGCGTGGTGCCGTTTGGGTTTACCAGTCCGACCACCTTAGAGGCGATCATGGAGAACTTAATCATGGCCTCGTGCAGCTTCTCCAGGGACGTTAGGTCCCCAAGGTACTCTTCGCAGTGGGATCGCCCGTAATGTTCCCCGTCCCGCTTGGTCCACCTAACGGGAATCCATGGGCAGGCCTCACGAGGGTACTGTCCGTCTGTGCCTTCAATCTCGATACCCTTCACTTCCTGATAGCTCAGGTAGTCGCCGGACTCTTCGTCGAGATAGACATGCGTGTAAACCTCTACCTCTTCTTCAGGCTTCGGGTCGCCCTCGGTCTGCATCCCGTTTCGTACGTCCTCAGGGAGTGCCGCGTAGGCCACTTTATCGAGAGTCACGATTTGCAGAACGTTACCGAAGGCGTCCCGCTGAACCACGTAGGAAGGTAGCGGATAGAGCTTCATCGGGTTATAACCAGAGTCGGCAGAATCGGGAGGCGGTAGATACAGGCAGCCGTTACCAGCAAGGGCAAGCTGTCGGATCAGCTCAAAGAGCGTCACTCGGTAACTGTTCGATTCCATATAGGCCAGCATGATTCGCTCGACCATGCCCAAGCCCTGATCGACTACAGCGAGTTGCTGTGGATCGGCCACGAGCTGCTTGGCCTGCCACTCAGAGATACGCAGCTTCATCCAGCTTTGCAGAGGGAACAGAGCAAGCATTACCTTGGCGGATAGGTTATTCAGGCCACGGGCACCCACGGCTTGCCATGGTGTCGTATAGTTGGTCGAGGCGTTGTCAGAAGACTTAGGGAACAGCGAGGGGATTGTTACTTTTGCGCAGTTTTCCGCGCGGGTCTCGTAAGGTTGTCTGTCGTTCTTCAGGCGGTTGTATACCGCTGCGGCGCTTTCCTCCCCGAGCCCTGTTCGAGCCGTAGAGGCCATATAATGACCTCCTTAAATGTTTAGACCGGTCCCCGAGCTACGGGCGACAGAAAGACCACGCTTGCCTTTAGCCTTGGCCGCACGCTTAGCTGCCTCGGTGTCTGCGTCATCTGCGTTCGTGTCGTCGGCCTTTGGAGCCTCTACGACTGCGGCTGGTGCCGGTGCTGGAGTTTCAGGCGCTGCAACCTGAGCGGCTTTCTTATCGTCATCACCTCCACCAAGCGGATTGGAAGCGACCTTGACGATCTTCTTGAATGCTTTCTTTAAAAAGCCCATTTAGCCCTCCTTATGATTTGCGGGATTGCAAGGCACGTTTAACCGCCGCGCTCCCTGTTTTCTTGACCACGGATGCGGGTGCTTTAACGACCGCTGTAGAAGAGCCGTCGCCTGTATCAGTGGAATCCTTTTTGACTTTCAGGCCGTCAACTCCATCAGAGCCCCCGCCATCGTCCTTACTTACATCCGAACCAAACTCGACCCCTTTAGGTTCTTCGAGTGCTACGGGTGCGGGCGCAACGATTGCGTTAGGGTCCTGCTTGGGAGTCTTCACCTTGGAAGAGAAACACACGTCAAACCTCCTTAAACAATGCTGTAGTTACTAACACCCCCCTCTTCTGCTTCATCAGAATTTCGTTGATTCATCATGAGTTCACAAAGCTCCGGCACAGAACCGAGCCCATCGATAAACCCAAGTAGATATTGCTCCGAATAGCCAGCCTTACGGAGTTCATCAAGAACCCCTGTGCGCTGTAGATACGCGTAATTGCAACGAACCATCAGATATTCAGCTGAAGCATTAGGAATGTCCGGGATATTTTCCGGGTCGCTCAGAACTTCCTGAATAGCAGGTAGCAAAGGACCTCCTTATCTTATAGGTGAACTTAAAGTAATCAGAGTGGCTACTACTAATAGTGAGGGGTTTTATTTAGGCGGCTGCCAAAGGATCGGTTCCTTCTTCTCAAAGTCCCAATCGGACGCACGAAGGATTCGGGAAACTTGAGCCTGTACGAGCAACTCGGCCTCAGTCATTCCCTTAGAGTTCGCCAGGGAAACCATGCAGGCCCACAGGGATTCGCCCTCTGGGCTGCGTGTAGCCCAATACTCAACCTCCTGGCCCTTCCGTGGACCTGACTTCATGACCTTTGTGGTTTTGTAGAAGAACTGAGGGTCATCAAGGAACGCTCGGGCGCTCTCGGGGCCCATACCTGGGATTCCGTTGTATCCGTCCGTGGTGTCCCCCATGAGGGTTTGGTACATATGCCAATCGTTGGCCTGTTCCTCTGTGATCCGGTGGAACTTCCCGTCTGTCAGGTGAAGGAACATCCCTGGCAGGGTCTTGAAATCCTTGTCGGTACTGACTGTAACCACGACGACGCATCCAGCAAGTTCAGGCTTCGTGGCGAGAATCCCACAAACGTCGTCACCTTCCACCCCGTCCCACTTAAAGGACCGCTCAGGTCCATATTGCTCCATGCAAGCCTGTACGAATGCTGGATAGCCCACTGGTTTACGCTTGCCTTTACGGTTTGCTTTGTAGCTCTCCAAGACCGAGACGCGCCAGTTATTGGAACCCGACACGACACACAGGGGGACCAACTCGAAAGGCTTCTTGTTGGTCTTCTTCAGGGCCCTCTCGATGTCCCCGAGGATGGTCCGAGTAGTGCTCGCAAGAATGCTACGGGCCTTCTTATGGTCGCATTCCAAGGTCCAGATATCGTCACCCCAGTCCACTTCATGCTCACTTGCAGAGAGCGCCGAGAAAATAAGGAAGTCCATGTCCAGGGCCACGCCAATACGTGCAGTCATACGGCGCCTCCATGCTCGCTCAGGAACAGTTGGCCTTTAGTGGTAAGCGACCAGTAGCCCATGTTTCGGCCTGAAGTCGACACACAGGAGATATGGCCCCGAGAGGCTGCCTCGGATACCAATGAGGCATTCTTACGGTAGAAGTCTGATTGGTAAGTACGGGCTTCCTTCTTGATTGCGTAGAGGATTCGCAGGTACTCGCTCACTCCTGGGCCTCCTTGAATACCTGCACAGTTTGAATAGGCCCCATGCGGGTAACATTAAGGTCCTTGAGGGTTTCTCGCAGCTCGTCCGCCACGCCACACTTGAACGACTCACGGATTACTGCACCCACAAATGCTTCGTCGCTTAGTTCAGCAATACCGGACATGTAGTTACCCAGGGCCCGCACGGTTGCTGCCTCTTTGACATCCTTGGTATTTTCCTGCACACGGGCAACGGCGATAGCAGCCGCAACCACGTCGCGCATTTCTTTGATTTCCTTACTCGAATAAACCACACGAGTACTGAAGGTGTGTTGCAGGTTCAAAGTGACGGCCATAAAATCTCCTTATAGAAATGACAAAGGCCCTTTCGGGCCCTTTCTTATTAGTGACACTCGCGCCAAGTCGGCCCAACTTTCCCGTCTGTATCCAGGGGGCATCGGAACTCGAACATCTCGCCTACGTTTTGAATCGCTTGCTTGGATACTTTAAGGATCAGCTCGGCAACTTCAGGTGTTCTTGCGGCTATCTGAAGCTCATCATGTACCCAAGCCATAAAGCAGAAATCACCGTCCCATCCATGGGTCAGCCCGTGGTCATCCATCAGCAGCCGTTCAACCTCAACGACCCAGGCCTTGCAGACCAACGCACCGGCACTCTGTAGCAGCGTGTTCAGGGCACTGTGCGGGGAACGCACATGAATCTTGCGACCATCAAGGCCCCTGATCCACCGCCGCTTCCACTTGATGTCGAACTTCCGAAGTACTTGGTTCCACTTCTGCTCGGCGATCAGTTGCCCCTCAAGAGCCGCCCTGAGTTCAGCGATAACCGGAGTACCTTCGAGAAAGGCTTTCTTAAGCTCCTTTCCGCGCTTCGCACCACCACCAACAATCGAGCCGATCTTTGCGTCACCAGCCCCATACAGAAAGGCGTAGATGAACGTTTTCGCGTTGCCACGCCACGCCTCGTGCTGCTCGTTGTGTTTGTCCCGAACGGTGCCCGATGGAATGAGTCCCGCGGCTAAACCGTTGGCCCAGTGGACGTCACCATTGAGAACCGTATCCGCATACGCACCGTTATCGAACCGAGCCCCGAAGTGTCCCAGGCAGCGCAACTCAAGGCCCGAGGCATCGACGCCAACCTGAATACAGTTCTCCCAGCCCCTGACGGATTTGCGCGCCAGGACGGCCCCGAAGAGGGACCGACACTCAGGGCCGTATGGGGAACTTGCAGAGGGAACCTGACCCATGTTCGGGTAGCTGTGGGTTGCACGGCCTGTAACTGCCCCGTTAGGGTTGATTGAGCCGTGCATGAACCCGTCAGCACCCACGAGACGCATCCAGGCGTTGTCGCCTTCAGCCAACATGCCTATGCGCTTCTGAATCATCAGATAGTCGCGCACAAGGGCAATGCAGGCTTGAGCCTCTGGGTCATCAACACGGACGTTTTCAAGGGTCTCGTCGTCGACCTTAGGGGCTCCCTTTTCGGTGAACTCCGTAGGCTCCCACCCGGCAATCTTCAGGACCCGTATAAGGTGCTTGCCCGATGCAGGGTTGAACGTAACGAACTCGACAGGCGTGTACGGGGCTCCTTCGAAGGTCTCCCGCTTGTCCTTCCGCTTACCGTCCTTGGTGAATACGCCGCCTACCTTCGGATACTTGACCCGAGGCATAGGCCTGCCATCGGACCAGCTCTCAAGAGGCTTACCGGTCACTGGGTGCCGGAAGAACTCAGTACCGCCCTTGGGCTCGTACCAGCTTCCAAAGGTCTTGATCAGCTTTACAAGGAGGTCAGAGCGTTGGCCTGCAAGGTCCGCGTAGAGGCGCTCAGCCCCCTCCTGATCAAAGGGGAAACCGTTGCGCTCCATCTGGGCCAGTGTCCAGGCTACTTCGTGTTCCAACCTCACGGCGTGGATAGCTTGGGCCGTATCGTTTCCAGGGAAGTAGTAGGAGTCCGCAACGATCTTAGAGACCAGCTTTGCGGTTACTGCAACGTCCTGAATGCAATACGCCTGCATTTCAGGGGACCACTTGGCCCACTCCATGCCCGGCTTGTACGTGGTCCCGTCTGCTTTGCACTGGGCCACAAAGTCGCTCTTGTACTCGCCCTTCATCTCCCCGAGCCGATAGCCCCAAGCCTCCAGGGCGTGAGAACCAAAGCGGGAACCGGGAAGCCTCCCCGCACGAAGAAGACCGGCGTCTGTGTCGCGTAGATTCGCGTAGATCAGCCGGGACGCTACGAGGGTGTCGAAGACCTTCGTGCGGGGGATGTTGAGGCGCTTACCGAAGTACTGGCGTTTGAGCTTGTCGAGTGCGGGAATGTCGTACTTGATACCGTTGTGGAAAACGACCAGACCGTCAGGCTTCGCCGCTTCCATTTCGAGTTGGCGTATGTATTCGCCCAGTTGATCCGGGCCGAACTCGTAAACCTCCCCCGTCAGATAATCTTGAGATACCCCACAATGGAACAGCGAGACATCATCAAGAAGGCCGTTTGTCTCGATGTCAGAAATCAGCATCGGGAATCGCCGTGATGTTCTCGAAGGGCAGCCACAGGCCCCCTGTCGCCAGTGGGCTGCGGAAGTACACGGCCCATCCAAACCATCCGGCCAACTTCTCGGACTCAGGTGTACCTTTCGCTACGAAACGGAAATCAGCGACTTTATAAACAGCGGTCTGCCATGATCTGTAAGCACTCAGAAAATGCCCTCCTGGCAAAGTGCTAATAGTGAATCGAGTACCGATCTTTACGGGGCAAGTTGTTGCAGTCTCTGCCATGAGTTCCTTACAGCGATCAATCAGAGGCTGTAGCAACTCATAGTTGAGCTTTTCAGTAAGAACCGTTGCGGGATCTTTCATGACAGGCGCAACCCAATGAGGCCGACCTGAGGCTGGTTCCTCATAGTGATAACCCAGAGTTTCCAGCGCGATAACAGCAAGTTCGCCTTTGCGCAGGTGCTGGCGTATTTTTTGATTGTCCACAGTTAATCCTCCAAAGGAATTGGTGACGGGTTTGGCTATTTACTTAAGGTTGAACGAAGGGTCCCCAGGACGGAGACCCTTGAGTCACTCTTAAATCAGAGCTTTCAACGCGCGCGCCTTGGCCGACAGTTGGTCAGCTTCAGCTTTCACGCGATAACTTTCGACAGTCAATTGTGATGCCTTCCACTCCAGTTCACGGCGTCGCTGTTCGGCCTTCTTTGCGGAAGTCACAAGGGCGGCGTGAAGTTTGGTCATAACGTAGGTATAGATTCGAATGATGGTCATAGTATTTCTCCTTTATTAAAAGTCGTTGCCGGGCTCAGCTTGACCAGCCCAAGCGTTTTCAGTGGGAGACTCGTCATTACCTCCAGGCGTCCAGCCATCGGGCATTTCATCGAGCCAACCGGTTTCCTTGTTGTAGATCAGGTAACCCGCAATTCCTGTGTCACCGGTAAATCGGCACTTCAGTACGCGAATAGTCACGACATTGGGCTGGTCGCCCTGCTGATTCCGTTCAAGAGCGATAATGGTGTCAGACAGCTGTCGAAGTGCGCCGGAGCCTCGAAGGTCCGTAATGGATACTTGACGCCCCTCTTCGTGAGCTTTCCCTTTCTCCGGGTTCTTCAAGTGGCAGATAACCACCATCAGAATATCGTTAGTCTTCGCGAAGGTTTTCAACTTGGTCATTAGCCGGTCGATAGTCTTTCGCTCGTCCCCGTTGTCGTCCATCCCTGACACCACAATAGAGATATGGTCAAGGACAATTACTTTGCAGCCCTGACCCTTCACCATGTAATGCAACTTCGCTAACAAGCGGTCTTCCATCGATTCCGCAAAGGAGTCATAGAGGAACAACTTATCTCGTTCAAAAAGCTCGTCGAAAGCTACGTCAAATTCACTCTCCGTAGTCCCGTCTGGGTTCTGTCGATATCGTCTACGCAGGTGCAGTCCTACGAGGTCCTCTACGGTTTCCTCTACGGATTCTTCCAGCATCGCCACACCAACTTCGAGGCCGGCGCTATGGAACCAGTTGTAAACGTTCTGACGGACGAAGGTGGACTTGCCCATGCCCGAACCGGAAGTAACCATTAGCAGCTCACCACCACGGGCGTTCTTGGTCTTCCGGCGAAGCTCCGGGGGGCCCATTAGCGGAATCTGCTCAATCTCTTTCTTGTTCTTGATGCGGTCCCGCAGGGACTTCGCAGAGACCACGCCATCAGGTACGAACGGGGCAGCGTTCCAGATAGCATCAGTGACGGCCTTGGCTTGGCCCTGCTGGATACACTCGTTGGCGTCCTTCAGTGGAAGTACGGCAATCTTCACCTTACCCGCAGGTAGAACCTCAGCGGCTTCCAAGGCTGCCTTGCGGCCTGGCTCGTCCATGTCGAACATCAACACGATTTCGTCGAACGTGTCGAAGTACTCGTAGTTGCGCGCGCAGGATTTACGGGCGGCGGCCGCACCTGTCGGGATCGAAACCACCGGATACTTGCCGCCCTGGAGCTGGGCCACACTTAGGCAATCAATCTCCCCCTCGGTGACAACAATCTTCCTGCCGCCAGACCACAGGTGCTTGCCGAACAGGCAGTCCACACCGTGCTTACCGGTGGACGAAAAGTTCTTGTCCTCGTCTCGGATCTTCTGACCGACAAGGTTCCCGTGCTCGTCCCGGTAGTCCGCTACCTGAATCCACTTGCCGTTCCGCTTCCCGACCCAGTATCCGTACTGTTTGCACACGGCAGACTGAAGGAACCGCTTAGGTAGGTCGACGAAACGGCCTTGATGGTCCTCAAGGGACAACGTACCGTCTGCCCTCAGTGTCTTAGGGCGTTCATCAGATACAGAACCATTGGGTCCGGTACGGTGGTTACAGACGAAGCAATAAGTGTGGCCATCAGAATAAGTTGCACATCCATCCGAAGAGCCACAATCGTCTTGAGAACAAGGTCCTTTATGTAATAGCTCACTCTCTGGATAGTCCTCAGAACGCGCCATCAGGACCACCTACGGGCACCTCTACGGACTCCCCAGTAGCCCGGCGATACGTCAGGTCAAGCCACTTAACTTGCATCTTGTCGTGGCGCTCTTTGGTGTAGTCCTTACGAACAGGGACCAGAGTTGACCAATGGCGGTCGCCTACGAATCGAACGTGGGCACCATCAATGCCGTGATGGATACCTGAGATAACGAACTGATTCAGATTGAAGTCGAACGCTCCAACTGCTTCGGAAACGTCATCACAGTCATACACACAGATGTCGATATTCGTCCCGACCAGCTTATAGCCGCCCAACAGGCGATCAGTCGCCGCGCCGTTGTAGATATGGAAACTTACAGAGCTAATACCAGCCCTTTCGAGAATCTCGGCTGCTTTCGCCATAGAGATGTCCGCTACAATCACGTCGATATCTTTAGGGCGAACACCGAAAAAGATATCCCGAGCAGCACCCCCAGCAATGATCGCCGGGACGCCTTCTTTCTGAAACAGCTCGACGATATCGAAAGCTCCTTGCACAGTTGCCCGAGTTACAGACATAGAGAATCCTCCTAAATCAATAGAATGCGGTTTAAGCGAGCCGCAAGGGCCCGCCTAAGTTGTTAGTTCTTGGTGCGGGAGTTCAGCCAAGAGGCCACGTCAAAGGACGGGCAGGCTTTACCGCTATCGAGGTCCCGATGTCCGCAAATGCGCGCCTCTGGATACCAAACTTTGGATGCTTCCCAGACGAGACCATCAAGCGCGGTCCACTGGGCGTCCGTAAAGTTGTCCTCGGGCTTACCGGCCGAGTCGATACCGCCAACGAGGCAGATACCAATAGAATCGGAGTTGTGGCCCTTTACGTGGGAACCTACAACATCTTGGGGACGGCCTGTTTCCACTTGGCCATTGCGACGAATGATGAAGTGATAGCCAACATCGAGCCAACCTTGCTGAACATGCCACTGTCGAATTTCTCGAAGGCCAATGTCCATGGTTGGTTTGGTTGCGGAACAGTGAATAACGATCAGGTCTGTTTTAGCCCTCTTATTGAATTGAACCTTTGCCATTGCTTACTTTGCTCCTTTCGGTATCAAGACCCCCTCAGGAATCTCCTTTCGCTTCTCCTTCAGCCAAGCCAGTGGAACTAACTTGTCAGCGTATTGAATTCCATGTTTCTCGCACCACGCCCCGTAGGTTGTGGGAGAGCCCTTATAAAGCCTCGCCTTTGACGAAGAGAACACTAATCGAATGTCCAGGCCTGGGTATTGCTCACGCAACAGGAGATGCTTGGCGCGGTCCTCAACTTCCCAGATACCTTTACATTCGATAATGATCCCGTTCGCCAGAATGAAGTCAGGTAGATACTTAGCGTCCCGAGCTGGAATCGTGTATCTGATCCAGTGTTGTTCGAAACTATAATCCACCTTGTTCTTATCGAGATGCTCGCTGTTCTTCTCTTCGAGGCCTGACCGGTAAACCACAGAGGTTCGCCGGGGTCCCGCGTAGCGACCATAGGCCATGCTTAGAAGTCGCCGCCGTACTGGCCCGAATCGTCGTCGCCTTGGTCTGCTTGCTCTGCATCAGTCCAACCGGCCTCCTGGCGATTCTCTTCAGCCACGTAGCCTTCTTCAGCTTCCGCCGCCCAATCATCATCACCACCACCAAACTCGACCAGCTTCAGCAGCATTACCGAGTCCAATTGCAGCTTGACCGAGGCACCGGCCACAGCCGAGAAGCCATAGGCGAACATCGAGAATCGGGCTTTCAGTTCAGAGCCACCGGAGATAGCCGGAACGTCCTGAATGCGTTTGCCGTTAGAGTCGACCACCTTCAGTACCAGTGGCTTCAGCTCTTCGGTGTTCTTGTCCACGTAGGACGCGTACGAGCTAAACTTGAAGGTCACAGTGCCGTCGTCGTTCTCGAAGTACGGCATGTTTCCCTCGTAGGGTTCTTGCAGTTTCTTACCGCGACCGAGCTTCGCCATCAGAGACGGACGGTCTTCTTCGAACTTCTCGCAAATAGCCGCATAGTTCACTTCGTGAAGCTTGTTGATCTTATTGATCAGCGGTTGGGCGTCCTTACTTGGTACAGTCAGATCGACCTTATAGACACCGCGCGGATTACCAAAGCCCTTTTCAGGATTACCGTAGTCAGGTTTTTGGATTGCACAGTAAGGCTCAGCAGTACCACGCGGGGTAAACATAAATTCTTTTTTAACGGCCATAGATAATTCTCCTTTTGATAGGTGATTGGTTTCCTTTAGGTAGTTATTGCTAACAGTGAGGGTTTTTAATCAGTCAGAAATTAACGGACCCAGGACGATAGCCAGGACGAACACCGCACCAACGCAGAAACCTACGAAGTACTGTTCGAACATCAGCTAAATCCAGGGCGGACAACTTTTACAGTCGCCTCTTGAAGCTGCTCGCGGCTGATTGCCATAGAAATTTCTTGAGCTGGGCTGCGATAGATAGACCGATATACCGAGTAGACAACAGACTTGAAGTGGTCACACAAGAAGCGCTTGGAGAACCGCCACACGTCATGTTTGAAGTGCGCCATATTCGACCCTTGGGACAGTTCCAATAGGGTCAACTCTACGAGTTCTTGTTGATTCTTGGTCATTACGCGCTCATACAGAACACCTGCGAGCCCGGATTCTCTTACGTGACTGAAGTTGTTCAGGTGCAAGAACCCATCAGGCTTCGCGCGGCCATTACCCTGCGCACGCCTCATTGAGCCACCTCAACAATGCAAACAGCTCCATGGCCTCGACGGATAGGGTCCGCCCAGTCGCTGTCATACATCTTTTTGTCAAGCGTTACGGTCTTCGGCGAGACCTTAGTAATCTTGGCGAGCCGCATAGTTTGACTCGTGCCGGCAAGACAGTAGGCAACGATTTGGCCCTCTTTGAGTTCCCGGCCAGTTACATCCACAGCAGTAGTCATACAGTCACCTCAAAGCGCGAAGTATCCGGGGCAATTACTGGACGAATACGGGTAACTTCCGCGTCTACGAACATCGTTTCGGTGTGCTTCCACGCAGCGTCGAGACTCACGGCGTAAACCGTCACCTCGTCTACATGATCGTCGATTTGTACGGTTGCCTTATAGGCCTTCTTTGCGTTTTCCATTATTTCAAAACTCCTTGCTCTTTAAGTTGGTCCAACATCCCCCACGGCTCGCCAAGTCGATTAACTACAAGAGCGTCGAATGGGTGCGCCATAAGAGCGATATCGGAAATGTGATAAGGCTGGTCGTCTACGGTCGGAATAAACCAGTCACGGATAACACGGACAGTCTTAACCGAGGGTACATAAAGCAGCCCTTCGAATTCGTTGGCCATTCGCATATCAGTGACCACAACATGGTCGTAAGTGCCGGCTTCGAGTGCCTTGCGAACTTCGATCATGCCCAAGTCAAACCAGACATTGGGCTTACCGAGGAATTCACGGTGGTATTGCGTCCCGAAGGTCTGCAAGTGCCAACGCAAAGAGCGAGGCGCCGCGCGGTCGACACCAGTTGAATAGAGGAAGGTCCGGTAGCCTCCCGCAGGAAGTCGGAGAACTGCGAGAGAATCTTGTGGAGTGTCCTTGGTAGAACTGTGCATGTCCTTTTCAAAGCGAACAGCAAGGACCTTATTGTCAATACCTGCAAGCTCTTCAGCGCACACTTTCTTCAAGATGTCAGCGAATGCCACACGAAATACTTTCCGACCTTCAGCCTCCAGCAGCCCGATAAGAGTGTCCTTGCCGGACTTACCACGAATACTGTTCAACGCGATAACGTCAGTCATTAATGATTTCCTTCAGACGCTGAACGAACAGAGCGCAACGCGGCCAGTTACCGGAGTACGGTGTAAGTTTCAGGCGACCAAACTTGCAGGCAGCCGAAAAGACTCCCTTGGTCAGCAGGAAGTATTCTTTGTCTTCACCGACCAGGACCTTGTTTACAGGGGCCTTGTAGACCTTGCGGATTTCGCGGTTGATTCGAACGGAATAGCGCAGAGCTTTCACGCCTTTATTGTGATGCAGATAAACTTCAGGCACAGGGAAGCCTCCTATGGTTAGGTGACAAATGGATTTACTGTTCAGTTAGAACTATTGATAGCCATCAGATGGGCGAGTAGCCCCGTAAACCAGCAGACCGAAGGCTATGGGGATGAATACATGCAGTCCATAAACGCAAATTAGAGGCACGCACCCTACTCCTTGATTAGTGGGTCAGAGATTCCCCGGAAAGAGTCAAAACTTGGGTGACGGAGCGAGCCGTTTTTGTAGCGCTCCATAAAGGTGACTTTGCAAGTCCAACCCTCGAACGGGTTTGCTTCTGGGTGCTTGTAGCGCTTCACAGCCGCTGTGAACTCTTCCATTTGAGCCTTGCTGATCTTGCAAGCGTTGACGACATGGCCGGACTCAAGGAGGACCTCGAAGCCAATCACCTTGCCCTCATTTGCTTTGCCTTCAGTGCCCCATACCAGACCAACAACTTTGCCGTCCTCGTTGTCCTTGGGGACCACCTTCCACATACCGGCTTGCTTGGAGCGCTTGTAGAAACCGTTAGGGTCCTTGGCTACAACACCTTCACCGCCTTCAGCTCGCACCTTGTTGTAGAACGCATGGAGTTCCTGAATGCTAAACACGTCGATGGACTCGACAACGCTCCAGGCAATCTCAGGGAAGCACTTTTGCAGAAGGGCCACTTGATACTCCACGTGGTACTTCATGACGCTGTGAGGGACCTCGTAGGTCTTACCAGACAGTACCGACTCAAGTGGAACGATGCCGAACACGATTACCTTCAGGCGGCTTAGGCCCAGCTCGCCATACTTGGCAGGGTCCTTACGCAGCTCTCCCGAGATATCCTTTGCTGGTAGATCATCGATTCGAAGCTCTGCATCCAGCATGAACCCCTCAGGGAACAGTGCACCGTCGCCGAGAGGGTTAAAGAACTCGCCCCACCGTGAGTCTATGTTCAATGGAGCCGATTCTGAAAAGCGCGGAAACCTCTTTCCCTCCCTGGATAGCCATTCAACTTCACCGCGAAGGCATCCGCTAACTACCAGATTCAACCGGACGCCATCCTCTTTCTTGTCGGCAATCAAGTAGCGCGCCGCGACCACCGCTTGTAGTTGTGCCTCGTTGTAATCAACGGGACGGTGCGGTTTAGTTACGAGAACTACGGGTTCAACCTTGGACATCAGATGGCCTCCTTGAGGGAATTTTTAGACTTCAAGAGATTTTGCAAGGCGAGCCTAAGCGACATGCCTACTTGCTCTTCTGCATCCTTACGGAGAGCTTCCAGGCGTTGCGCCGAAGAACCGGAAACACTCTTCAGGTCCATCATTGCAGACTGATCAATACCAACACGATGGGTTACTTCGCCATTGATTCGAGTCTCCAGACAGAACGTTTTATGGTCCAGGCGAAAGGCGATAACGCTATAGCTCAACTGGGAAGTTGCTTGAAACATTTAAAACTCTCCAAGGAAATGTGTAACTACGAAGTTACAGAAAGAAATCGTTTGCGTTGCAGGTGTGGTACGTACCTGAAGGCAATACAGAAGTTGCTCTACTCATGCGCAGGAGGAAATCCCAACAAGCCAGGCCCAAATCGCCAGCGGTGCTGTAGCGCGCCGGGTCCAAATGAAGAGCTAAGTAATGTTCCGACGTACGCAAACTAAGGGTCATCCGTTGTACGAGATGGTCCATACAGAGTCTGCAAGTAGCGTTAGGAATATGCGGCAGCGCCACGTTATTCCACATTACATATCATCCCATTCAGTACGATCACGGCCACGTTGAGTTTTGTTACGCTTACCTTTCCGCGCCCGGATGGCTTCCATCTCTTCCGCATCGCGGCGTTCTTTACGGGCGTTCTTTTCGAAGGTCATTGCGGCATTCATTCGGATAAATCTCCTGATCATAAAATTGGGTATTGGTTGGTGTTGCTAACAGTGAGGGTTTTTAAATTCGAGGCGCGCGAATGGGCTTCGAGGTGGTGTTGCTAACAGTGAGGGTTTTTAAATCCAGACAGCCGAAGGGCGCCGTAAAGACGCCCTGGAGGTGGTACTACGCAAACGCGAAGTCGGACTTGAGAATCTCGCGGATGTCCAGGGAACCCTGTGCGGGAACCTCGGGCATTTCTTCGAGCTGAGTCTCGTGCAGCTGGTCAAGGAACTGGTCACGGAAGTCCGCCAGGACGTTGGTATCCGCGTAGGTCTCCACCATCGTTTCCCGTACAGCGCGGAACATCGCACCTGCATGAGCCGGGATGGTCCCGAAGCTGTCGTGGATCAGACTGAAGAACTTGACCCCATAGGACCAAGCCTTAACGACCGTCTTACGCAGGTGGCTACCGTCCTTGCTGTGCACGAAGTTCGGGGAGATACCCGACTGCTGCTTAAGGCCGTCAATCTCGTTGCTGTCACGGACGTTGATGGTGGACTGCAAGCGCACGGTACCCAGGAACATCAGGTCTATGCGGCGCTGCACTGGCTTCATATATTCCTGCCACACCGGAAAGCCATCGGGTGTTACCCAGAAGACAGGCATGCAGGGCTTGAGGACCTCCCCGGTCTTCTTGTCGATCACCTCCTTTGCCAGCAGCTTTGCGGACGTCTGGAGCCACTGCATAGCCTCAACGGCCTTAACGACCACCTTGCCCACGGCGTCCCATATGAGGTTCGCCATATAACGAGCGCACTGCTGAACGTTGGGGAAGAACGCCTGCCCGGTCCCCTTGTCCATCGCTGGGGTGATGATGTCCGTAAGGAGCTGCTCGGAGAATCCAAACGCCTTTGAACCATATGCCAGGGTCATAACGGAACGCTTCGTTACCGAACGGGTGACGCCGTAGCCGCTCCAACCAATCGCCATGGTCCGAGTGCCAAGAATGCGCTTCTCGGTAATCTCGCCGGTCTTCTTGTTCGTGACGGTCTCAGAGCTGTCCTCGGTTCCTTCCAGCTTGTCACGGGAAAGCGCCTCGTTTACCCGGTCGGCAACTAAGCGGTAAATGTCCTGAACCTTCTCCGAGGGAACCAGATTCACCGCTTGGCCCCCGACTTCATCACGCAGCATTGCGGAAAAGTGTTGGATGCCCGAGCAAGACCCATCGAATGCGATAGGCAGAGCTGAACGGTGGTTAGGACCGTCGCGCTTGATCCCTTCCCACTCAAAGCAGAACGCCAGGAAGCAGAACGGGGAATCCTGTTTGCACCACTCCGTAAAACCCAGAGGGTCCCGAGCGCACTCAAGAATCATTTCCTCGTTGTCCAAGACCCATTGTTTCCGCTCGGCGAAGGACACCTTGTCGACGCCCGCGCAGTTCGCACCGTGGATCATCAGCCACTCGATGCCCTCGGTTCCCACGGGTTCCGCAACGGAAGCCTGCAAGAGCCCCTTGGTCATGTCGTTGCCCTGAGGGTTAAAAGCTGGGATCGCATAGACCCGGCCACGCCAATCGAGGTTGTACGGAAAGTAAATGGCCTCGTAGTCTGCGAACTTGTTGGCCTGAGAGAGAGCAAACTCATAGCTCATACGACGAGACACACGAGCCTTGTCCTTCCGGTAAACGGCGGCTGCGGCTTTCTTCCATTGCTGCAACAGTTCAGGGTCGTCTGACATGCCCTCGGGCTGTGCCGGAAGTTGGTCTTTCTCAGGTAGCGGAAAACCGTCAATCGGTACGTTGCTCCAGTTCATCAGCGCATTGGCAACTTCAAGGACCCGAGTGTTAACACTCCATGCGGACTGCTGGGCCAAGTTGACGGCCTTGTAGACTTCCGGCATGTAAACCTCGCGGTAGCGGTGAAGCGCTCTCTTAGAACGTACTCGGATAAATGGGACAGGCTTACGTCCTTTCGCCCAGTAACCACCACCGACCATAGTGGACCACTCACGAGGAGGAACAATCATCGGTTGGAACATCGGCGAGATGCCTGCAAGAGAACTTGCCCGCTCACAAATCTTTGCAGACCACTCAGGATGCAAGTAAATGTACTCACCATCTCGGGACTTGACCCCAGCGAACTCGCGACGCATCTCTACCAACTGAGTCGACTCAATCAGAAGTTCGATTAGCCGAATTCCCATGTGGTGGGTAACGTCATTATCCAGGGTGTCCCATTTCACCCAGGATTCGGCCAATTGATTGGCATCCTTCATGTGCGCCTCGACCTTCTCCATGAACTTCACTTTGTAGGTGTGGCCGTTCCGCTTATTGAGGGACTTGTGGACGAACTTGTTGAAGTGGGCTGCCTCCTGATCCCGGATGCGACCGAAGCGCGCTTCTTCCTCCAAGGCCTTGCCGATACGAATAGCCAAGTCCTGAACGGTTACTGCCCCAGGCTTTGCCATGTCAGCGAGAACCACCTTAACGGTAACTGCGGCGACAGCCTCTGGCTTCATCTGAAGGAAGTACGAGAGACCAACATGCTTGCGGCGCACTTTGGTTACTTGATGGTCAAGCCATGCCTCGTAGGCGGCCTGAAGTTTAGGAACCAAAGTAGTTACTACTGGGGTAGCAGTTACATTATCTGCAAATTCACCTCGTAACGCTTGGCGCTCAAGTTGCCGCTCGAAACGCTCTTCCCCGAGAGTGTAAGCCTCATGCTCAAGGCTCAATTGCGTAGCTGCAAGCTCAGGCCCGTACTTCTCCGACAGAGTCTTAAATGCCCAGCTTGATTCACTGGATATATCTTCGAAGTTATTCTTAGTTACCTGAATTTGGCTTTTTACGGACATAGGAATCCCTTGGATGCTCTTGAAGAGCCCAATAAGTTGTTGGTAGTTAGTTTTGGTTAATCAGTAAAATGAGGGCATAGAGAGCCCTTGGAGTTATCTCTAAGATCCTTTGAGCTTTCTTAAAGAGTCTCTAAGGAGGCTCCGGGAGGCCTCTCTGCTAACAGTGAGGGTTTTTGCGAGCTGGTTATGCTTCCACTGCTGTGATCCGTCCTACAATGTCAGCAAGCTTGTACATAAAGGTCTTCGTTTCGCAGCCTCCTGGCACCAGCTCCTTGCTATCAAGGTATGTGACATTTACGGCATGCTCGTACGACTCCTGTCGTATCACCAACATGGTCGCTGTAAAGTCGAGACGTAGCGTCATCACCCAACGGCCGCAAGGCCCCCATCCGTCCCTAAAGGTTGTCTTCAAGGGCTCTGAATGGCCCGGTACGATTGCGTTAAAACTTATCTCTCGACAGTTGCGCACATAATGGCTCTGCGATATCATTTGACCTCACTCCAATGAACTAAGAGATTTCTTTCACCGCTTGTTACGGGCAACCCGTAATGACGCATAGCTTTACCGTTGAAGAACATTGCATGACCAACAGGAAGTTGAGGGACCGTAATGCATGGAGAGAGTGGACCGCGATGAACAACAGTACCCCCGCCCAAATGATCATTAGTTAGCGCGACCACCATAGTTACATCCGAATCGTTATCAGCGTGCCAATGGCCGCGCGGCGTATTTTCCGTGGTGTACTTTGCAGCTTGAATAACACGAAGAACCTGCGGGTCTTGGCCGAACAAAACTTTGGCGAGCGTTGTACCTGCGTCATACCAAAGAGCGCGCAGGCACTCGTGAAGGACTGGACAGTAGTGCGCAAAGACAAGCTCAGGAATTTGAGCCTCTTCAGGCTCGTCCTCATTAACTGCATAATCCATGCAATCAAGCTCAAGCATGAGGTCGCGGCAGAATTCTGGAGATAGGTACGGGAATGAATAGACACCCTCCCCGTGCACTGTGACCATACTGAGAGCCTCCCGCCAGTCGCTGCCAAGCGCATGATCCGCGCTCGAAATCGGCTGCACGTTTTCTGCGTACTCGGCCATTTCCTTTAGAACATCCAGGCGGGCCCGAAGGCTATCTGCATATTTGTCCAGGCTTGGAACTGCGGTTACTGCTTTAGAAAGAATGTGACTCATTACTTCAATACTCCGATGATGGTTACACACTGGGCAGCTTCTGGGGTCAGCTTGTAAGGACTGGTCGCGACGTACTCTCCATTACCGTACTCGTGGTCTTTCGGGTATACGGTCACGACTGTCTTACCCAAGCCAAAGAAAGACTTCTTGAAACTCGCAAAGTAATAACGACCAGCTTCTGTACGAATGACGTGTGTTGCGCCCATTTGCTTAGCCCGCGCATGCAGCCGAACACGTCTTGCGGCAATATCCACACGCATAGTGCGTTCTTTCTGGACCTTGGCGATAGTTCGCCGAGCTTTAAGGTTTTCTTCTTCCTTACGCTTCCGCAGGGCTGTCGCGGGGTGCTCAACAAGTTCACAGACTGCCTTCAGGAGTGCAGCGAACCGAATTTCCAGAGGGCGAGACCAGTGGGACCACGAGGAGCGCGCAATGACATCCCCTACTTCCTGGCCGTTGTATGCCATGAACTGCAAGTCCTGCTTATTGCGGTCTTCAATATCAGACTTGATATCAACGCGAAGCCAAGTCTTTCCATTACGATTCGCAATGTACTGAGGGATTCCAGAAGTCAGTACAGCGTCAACTGCATTAATGATCTTTTGGGCGAGCGAATCCGACGCGAACGCGGTCACGTTGAGTTTTATCGACATCTTTTAATTACCTATGTTTGATATCTAAGTAGTACGAGCTGGCAACCCAGAGGATCGCCGTTAGGAGGAAAATCGAAACCTTGAGAATGGGGGGGTCTTCCTATCGCCTCCCCGTAGGGCAGTCCAGTTCCTACGAGTGAGGGTTTTTAAACGGGAGCACATCCGCAGCTCCGAGGGCGCTCAAGATAGCCGCCCGAATACTGTATGTCTATACACATTATGCATTCATGCATTATTTCTATGCATTTACGCATTTTCGAGCTGATGAACGCCGCCCACTACCAGCTTCTCGACGCTCTGGTTGCCGTCGAAATGCGTCCGGGTAAGGGTCAACTCGCCCGTGAAGCCATTCGTTGCGTAGAACTCCACGTTCCTGGCGTTGCGGTTAGGGTTGCTGGTGAACTCCCCGACGATAACTGTCTTTCCTTCGTTGTCCTTGAGGGTCCCTGTGAGGCTGTAAGCTGTCATCTCTGCTCCAACACATAATATGTGTGTTTATGTTCAAATAAAAACCGCAACTGCGGCAAGGCGCTCACTGTAGAGGCCCCTGAACGATACGTCAACACCTATTATGTGTTTTTCTCACCAAAGAAAACCCAGCTCGGGTAGGCTGGGCTTCTGGGATTAGTAGATTGGATGCTTCTTCAGGGCTTCGGTAAGCGCTTCTCGAATCTCTGGCTTGGTCACTTTAAGCGCCATGGCGAGGCAGAACCAGGAGCCGAACTGCAACCCCTCGAACGCCTTGCCATCGTCCTTACCGTACGACACCTGGACCACGACGGCCCCGTTAGCTGTCCACTCCATCGGGCTATGTATCAGTACGCCTGCGTCTACCAGCTCCTGTAAGGCCTTCTCGAAGGTCCGTAGGAGGTCTGAATGGGTCCGCATGCTGGCGATCCCGCCCCGAGCTTTAAGCAGCTTGAAGAGGCTTACGGAGTCCATGTGAAGTGTTGGTGCATTCATGCCTTTCTATCCTATTGTAGGGGCCCACGTTGGAAGCTCTGCGGGCAGCCTCACAAGCCTAATAGCGCCATCATCCGAGGGAACGCCTGAACGAGCTTAACGATACCGTACAGAACAGCCGCACTTACCGCCCAAGAGGCCACGGTCCAAAGCCTATCCATGTCAGTTCGCGCCCAGCTTGAAAGCCAATGCGCTGCCGCCTACGCCTCCAAACTGACAGTGCCCTGAGGTGTCCTGAAGTACTGTCACGTCGACATTGGTGATACCCGTTGCACCCAGTTGGTAAGCCTTGAGCTTAAGACCAACGGTCACATATTCAGCATCGTCCTTTGCCCCAACTCCGAGGGAGCATGTAGCCGCGAGGACCTTACGAATTGGCGTAGCACCTTGAGGCATCGAGTCGAAGACTTTCACGGCCTTTATTGCGGTCTGCTGGACCTGCATCTGTGCCTTCTGATCCTGTGTTACCCCTCCCTGTACAGGCTGACTATGGCAACCCGACACGAGGGCACTGCAAAGGGTGAATCCAGCGGCAATAACAGCAAAACGCATTAGTGGGGCGTCCTTGTTCAGAAAGCCCCGGATGATACCGTTAGGATGTCTTAAAGACACCCTCTAAGGTATCGTGTAGCGTCTTCACGGGTACGCCTGCCCCACCGTATGTGTCATACGAGATCGTTCCGCTTGAGTGCCCTAACAGAGCTTGAGCGAACACCACAGGAACCCCTTTGACCTTGAACGATGTCGCCATGTGGTGGCGTAGGGAATGGAGCGTCTGGTGTTTGTCTTTGTTCGGCAGAAGGGTCCGTAACGTGTCATTGAACATCCCCCCTGCCTTCTTCGCTGGTATTCCGGTGCAACTGGCTAAGGGCGGTATGGGAGCCTCAAGGGCTTGAAGGAAAGCGGCAAGATCAAAACCCAGTAGACCGTCCACCAGAGGCACTTTCCGTTCGCTGTATTTGTTCTTAATGGACTGCCCCTCGGCCCCTTCGTGGATATGGATGCAAGTTACTCCGTCCACGGTAATAATGTCCTCCTTGTTCAACTGGATAACCTCACGGGCGCGAGCCCCTGTAATGGCCAGAAGCGACAGCCCCCAACGTTCCCAAGAGTCCGTCTGAAGGCTGTTGGCGTAGGCCATGATGGTCTCTACTTGATTCCTTTCGAATGGAATACGCTCGCTCTCTGTGCCCTTTGTAAGCTTGAGCTTCGAAACGTAGGCCTTGGTCAACAATCCATTGTCAACGGCCCATCGCATCACAGTCGCAAAGCTCGTCAACAAGGAGTTAACAGTGGTCGGCTTTCGTGTCTCTAAAAGTTCTTCCCGCATATCCACGAGGTCCTCTCGGGTATGCAAGTGCAGGTCAGTCACACCAACGGCGGCCAATTCCCCCTCAATCTGGTTGTAATTGCTCGTGTATATCTTCACTGAGTCATCCTTGAGACTGCCTGCTTTCTCTTTGAGGTACTTGGGCCACAGCTCGCCCCATCGTAGAGGCTCCTGGGTTATCTCCTCCTGACTGGCAGTAATTATCGGCACTGCATGCCCTGACAGCTCATCAATCACATCCAAGAGGCCTGTGCTATCCCCACGCAGGCGTCCTACTGAAGCCCTCAGTATCCTCTGTGCGACAGCAGCGCCTCTGTGCTGATCTGGGGACAGTCCCATAGTGGCCGAGGCCTTCCGTATGTGTACCTCAAGGTCCTCATAGATCGACTCGTAGGCAACCAGTGAGGCGTCTGTGTGGGTCATTAGGAGGGCCTCCCTACTCACTACAGATAAGCGCTCCTTGATGTCGGCCCACGATGCCTCGGGGTTGTCCAGATGGAACACTGCCAGTGCCGATAGGATGTCTTTGGTCAACTCGTTTGCCTGTGGTCTCTCGGTGGTTCTCAAGGATACCGAAAAGAAACCACTGGATAAACCTACAGGTCTGATCCGTAGGTAGTAACGGCCACTCTTGCGCCTGTAGACCCATGGCTTAGCAAGGATGGTTTGTAACAGTGTTGTGCCTGCTTTGTAACTCATAGAGGTTCTCGTCCCGTATTCATTGGGCGTCCCCTCGGGAATCGAAAATGTTCACGATTAATTTAACTTTGCGGGAGGATTTGGCGACCGTTGCCGGCCGACACTGAAAGCCTGATCAATTGCCGTGGAGATCATGCCATGTCCAGCAGAAGACGCTTTCTTCTTTCCAGTGCCGCCGCCCTGCTCGCCGCCGGTTTCGTCGACTGGCGCGCGGTGGCCGCCACCCTCGGCGGCAACGCTGCCCCAGGCGTCACGGACGAGACCTTCGAGGTCAACCACAGCGACGCCGAATGGCGGGCGATGCTGAACGACAGCCAGTACCAGGTGCTGCGCCATGAGGGCACCGAACGCCCCTACAGCAGCCCCCTCAACGACGAACACCGCGCCGGTGTCTTCGCCTGCGTCGGCTGCCGGCAGACGCTGTTTTCCTCCTCGGCCAAGTTCGACAGCCACACCGGCTGGCCGAGCTTCACAGCGCCGCTGGAGAACGCCGTCGGCACCCGTCGCGACAGCTCGCTGGGCATGGTCCGCACCGAAGTGCATTGCCATCGCTGCGGCGGCCACCTGGGTCACGTGTTCCCCGACGGGCCGGCACCGACCGGCTTGCGCTACTGCATGAACGGCGTGGCGATGAGCTTCACGCCGAGTGCGGGCTGACCGGCTGGGCCTGTTTGCGGGCAAGCCCTGCTCCTACAGGGGCCAACCCCAGCCAGAGACCCACGGCCGGCAACGTTTCAACTTCATCGACAAGGATCTGCATCATGCTTTTAATCATCCTGGCGTACCTGGGCGGTCTGCTGACCATCCTGAGCCCGTGCATCCTGCCGGTGCTGCCCTTCGTGTTCGCCCGCTCCGGCGAATCGTTGCGCCGCAGCGGCCTGCCGCTGCTGTGCGGCATGGCCCTGACCTTCGCCCTGGTCGCCACCCTCGCCGCCGTCGGCGGTGGCTGGGTGGTGCGGGCCAATCAGTACGGG